GAACGGATCGACGGTCTCCGACTGGGCCGATTCGTCCGGGAACGGTAACGACTTCTCGCAGTCCACAGCCATCGAGCAGCCCACCCTCGCGAGCGCCGGGTTGGGTGGTCGTCCTGAACTGACTTTTGACGGGAGCAACGACGCGATGGACGGGGCCAGCTTCGTCGGCATGGTCAGCGCTGCCGACGACTGGATGATCGTCATCGTTGTGCGTGACTGGACCTGGGGCGGCAACGTACAGCTTTACTACGCGCGCGGAGTCCTCGGCACGGTTGGCGGCGGGGTTACCAGATCAAATGTCGGAGTGACAAGCGAGGCCGGGGCGGGGCTGGGCTTTGGACTCTGGAACGCCACGGACGGCCACGTCCAGGCATACGGCGACGACTCGCAGGCTCAAGGCGCGGCGGCGGTGATGGTCGGTGTATGCGACGCCGGCAGCCTCACCATGCGCGTGAACGGCACAGCAGGGGCCACCGCAGCGGGAACCACCGGACTGCACAGCGGCGCGACCACCTTAGAACTTGGGAAGGGCAACGGCAACGTCGCGAATTGGAACGGCGCGGTGTCTGAGTTGTTGATCTTCGATGGCGTGCTCAGGACGAACGAGGTCCAAGAGCTTGAGACGTATCTCTCCAATCGTTACGGGGTGCGGGTGTGATCGTGCAGTGGCTCGTGCTGGCTACCATGGGAGCGGCCCAGGCTCGCGGTGAGGGCGTCTCCGCAGCCATGGGCTACCCGCGCCCAGCCACGCGCACAGATCGCGCCTCGCTGCCGATTGAGCACCCGACCAGCGGCAAGGGCGCGGTGCCCATAGGCCCGAGCGTCTGGTCCTGGGTTGCCGGTGGTCTCGTTGACATGGCCTCCCTGCTCACCGATGCCGAGCGAGCGGCCCTCTATGACCGGGCAGAGATGGACGCCGCCGGTTGGTTCCCCGCGCCACCCCCGCCGGAGGAACCATGACCGCCCTCGATCAGCGCATCAAGATCGCCATCGCAGCGGGTAGCCTCGTCTTCGCGGCTGGCGGCTTCTGGGCCCTGTCCCAGCGAGACACCGCAGCGATCTCCGAGCAGGTAGTTGAGGTCGCGGCCGACCTCGATGAGCACGAGGACCTCCCAGCACACCCGGTCACGGGCGCCAAGCTGGAGGTGCTGGTAGTGGAGCAGCGTGCCCTGCGCGACGACGTGGCCCGGCAGGCGGCCTCAATCGCCGCGATCTGCCAGGCCACCGGAGCACAGTGTCGCTGATGCTACATCCGATCCTCGACCGCATGAAAGTGCTGGGTCACGCCGTCTTCACTTCGGGCGACTACAACTTGAATATCGTCGGCATTCGCAAGAAAGATGGGGAGGTCGACGTTTTTGACGACCAGATCCATTGCCTCTTTAAGATCAAGGGCGAGTGGCATGACCGCTGGTGGTCGGCGACGACTGACCCGGGGCGCTACTACCTCATGTCGAAGTCGCGCCAGCTCAATCCCGCCGGCACCGCCATCTTGGTTCCAGGTCAGTACCGGGGGTGCTATCGCATTGCTCGTCACGGCAAAGCTCGATACGAGGCGCTGTGTCAGAGAGGAGCCGACTCGTTCGTCAAAGTATGGCGCGATAATGATCAGGACGGGGAGCTTGACTACGGGGTGGGCGAGGAGAGTTCGGCGGGGCTGGGAATCAATCTGCATGCTGCCAGCACGTCGCCATACCGGAGAGAGCAGGTACGGGACGCTGTAGGGGTCTGGTCCGCCGGCTGCCAGGTTTGGAAATCGACAATTGGGTTCAGAAACTTCATGTCCCTGTGTAGGCTCCAGCGCAAAGAACGAGGGTGGGACACCTTCACATACACCCTTTTGGATGAATGGTAATGACGACGAGAGCAAGACAAACCCTGATCGCGGCTGCGATTCTCCTTCTTCTTGGGGCCATTGTGGCTCTGCAATGGGAGGGCCCTGCGGCCAACGACGACGACAGTGCTGCCGAGAGCGACTCGGTGGGTGACGACGACAGCAGCGCGGAGGCCCTCCCCCCGTTGCCGCTAGTCCCGAAGGAGAAGTAATGTCCCTGATTCCCGACAAGATCAGAAGCCGCAAGCTGTGGCTCTCGATTCTCGGAGTGGTGCTTCCGGTCCTCGGCTCGTACCTGAGCGACGAGGTCGACCTGCACGAGGCCCTCAAGCTGTCAGTATCTGCGGTGATCGCGTACTGCATCAGCCAGGGCTACGTCGACGGCAAGACCATGGAGGGCTGGATCCCCGCGGAGGCCGAAGATGACGAAGCGTGACAAGCGCCTGGCGAAGGAAAAGCAGGCCGCCGACTTCATACAGAGGCACCACGGCCCGATGGCCGACCTGATGCAGGCCGTGTCTGCCGACATCGGCGCTGAACTCGTGGGACTTCCCCAAGCCCAGGCCGACGCCCGGCTGGCGGCAGAGATGGCCTACCGGCTGGACAACGCCATCCAGGTGCCAAACGCCCTAATCGAGGCCCTTGACTGGTTTGGGTTCTTTTTGGCCAGCCTGGCCGTCGTTGGCATTGTGAGGGCTATCGAGCGGGCTGCTCGGCGTCGCAGGCAGCGCCTGGGCAACCTTCAGACGAAGCTGAAGGAGAAGGGCCCCCGTATGACGAGGCTAGCGAAGAGCGCCCTTGAGCGGCGCATAAAGAGGCTCGAGGCGAAGGTGTAGTGGACAAGCGGCGGTCTAGGGTACGCAAGCGGAAGTCGGCCTTCGAGTCCTTTGACAAGCACCGAGGGGCCGTCCTCAACGTCCTCTCTGAGGTGATCTTCGATCTGTCTGGTGAGGTCTCTCAACTCAAGGCTGTCGAGCAGGATCAAGCGTATTGCGCGGAACTCCTGTTCCGACTTGAGCACGGCTCCAGGTACGGCGATCCAGACCTTGTCGAACTCAACGATGTGGTGCTGATCTTCGTTGCCATGGCTGCAGTCAACGTCTGGTCGATGGCCGCGCGCAGGGACCGCTCCTTGAGGGGGGGGCATCTGCCGAAGATCCAAGCGCAACTCAGGAGAGACGGCGAGCGGATCGCCAGAGGGATGCAAAAACGCCTAGGACGCCAGATAAGAGAGTTGCGGTATCGCCTCTAGGTGGTAGCCAGCGTGCGGCGGCAGTACTCGGCGATGCACGCGGCGTCGGCGAGGCCGTCGTCGGGCTTCGTCTTCCGACCCGGAGTAAGGTCGAGCTCGGGGAACAGTCGGCGACAGGCGGCAATGCTCCTGATCTTGGAGTCTGCGGACCCAGGGCAGATCGCCTTCTGCCATGTCTTTGGATGGACTACGTCATAACGACACCCGACGCCCGATAGCCAGCCATCGAGTCTGCCCCAATTCTTGCCCATCGTGATCGCCGAGGTGGCGCCCATGCGCTGGGCTGGGCGGCTCCCAAGGGCCTCGAGGCAGGCAATTATCGAATCTGTCGAGACCCCGCTAGAGCGGCACGCTAGCGCCAGCCAGTTGTCCAGCTCTGCTAGGTCCAGATCCTTGCCGAGGTGCGGAAGGCTCATGGAGGATAGGATGCGGTTGTCTGTGAGCAGGACCATCGCGCCCTTCTTTCCGGGATCTATGCCGAGATACAGACTCATCGGCGTGCCGCCTGCTTCCCGAAGAAGACAGCCTCGGTAAGGCCCCTCCTTCTTATGCGGGCGACGGGAATGCCCAGCGCGACTCGGTGCCGTCGAACCGTCTCTACCGACATCTGAATGCCGTATTTGGCAGCTTCGGTAGCGACCTCTCGGTCGTTTGACCTTGGCATGTCCCGAAGAAGGCGCTCAACAATGAAGCGGTTTGTCTCGGCGAGCGCGGTGGCGGGAAGGCCCCGAACCCTCCTGTCGCACCTGCGGCACAGATCCCAAACTTCTCCGCTCTTGGTCCTCTTCTTGCGCCACCCCTCTGGGCTTTTCTCTGGAAAGATAAGCCACTCGTCCTTGCCGCACTCATCACATCGAACAACCGTGTACCTCACTACGTTCCCCTTGCTGGAGGTTTATGAGCCCGCCCACAGCCTTTTCGCAGGATGTGGTTTCGGTCCGGGCCCTGACCTAGCACCGCTGCCAACCCCCGCAATGTCCGCAGCGGCAAGGGCAGGCCAGGTGGCTAACGGGAATATGCCGCTGCGGGTCTCAGAAGGGAATGTCGTCGTTGTCGGGCTCGGCGGCCCTCGGTGGGCGGGGTTCCTCGAGTCGCGCCTCCTTGTTTGCCATGTCTGCGTGCATCACCAAGCTGTCCATCGAGTCGCTGTGTGCCTCGGCTGGGGTTGGGGCTCCTGGGTCTCGGGGGCCGCCAGCGGCGACGAGCTGCTGGATGTAGACGTTGAAGTACCGCTTGCCGTTCTGGGTGTTCTTAATCTCCATCTTCGCCTTGACGACGGCGCCCTGGATCTGGTGGCGCACGGCCGCGTAGTCAGCGAACCCCGCAATCGGGTCGAACACGGGCAGCTCGCCCATAGTGTTCATGAACAGATCGAAGTTGTCGCTTGCGCGCTCTTCGGTCATTGACGACCACCGCACGAGGAACTTGTCGCGGTGTACCCCGTCAGCGATTTTGAGGGTCCACTTGCAGTTCCATTGGCGGTTTGGCTCGTTGAACCAGGCCCCGAAGTCGATTACCTCGGCGACGTAAAAGCCGGGGGCGACGGACTCATCGGTCTGGATTCGCTCGTTAGACGTAGAGGCGGCCTGCTGTGCAGAGCCTACGTTGTGCCAATAATTACTCATTGCTGTCTCCATTGTTGGTGCTCCCGAAGACTTCCTTGAAGGAGGCGTTGAGGGCGGTGAAGCTCATTGGGATCGCGGCCGGTAGCATCTGGTCTGGGGTTCCCCTCCCCTTGGCCTCATACAGGACGCCCCCCAGTTCGGTTGGCTGAGTGACGAGCCATCGCTTCCCGTCGCTGTCCATGTGAACGCCGAAAAGGAAGTCTATAGCGGAGTGAAGGATGCCGCGACCCGTGCCGGGGAGATTGGACCCCTGAACCGTTAGCCCGGTCTCCACCATGCGACCGTCCACTCGCTCGCGGGCCGGAACCGCCTTGGTGTGGCCGATGAAGAGCGGGCAGATCTGCTCTCCATCCTTGTTCCGCATCGAGGCGGCGCGGTGAATGCCTTCGGTCCAGGTGAGCTTTAGGACCTCCCAGCCCTTGTACGGCGCGTCGGAGACGTGCTTGACACCCAACTCTCGGCAGACATGCTCGACGCAGCGGAAGTACAGGTTGTCAACCGTGTCAATGACGACGGTTCGGTATGGGTGCTTGGTGTACTCGAGTTTGTCCATTGCGGAGTTGAACGCTTCCCAGGAGCGGATCTCGCCCTCGGCGACGGACATGAGGTGAGCCCCAGGCTCGGTTGCCAGAAACAGCGCGTTGGGCCACTGGCTGGCGAAGAACGTCTTTCCGATGCCCGGAGGGCCGGCGACCATGTAGCGGCTTTGCGAGAGCTTTGTTCTGGGTTGGTGTTTGCCTTGCGGCAGCTTGAAGTCATCCATTGCATTCTCCTTCTGCGGCCATTGCCGCTGTTAGTTCGGGGTGTAGGTCATCGACCACGTCAAAGGCGTCTTCTGTGACGGATTGGGCACAGAGATCAAGGTACTCACAGCGCCACCGCGAGACGCAGCTGGCGTCGTTCATGATGGGGAACCGCTTGTGCTGCCGGAGGTCGCTGGCTCGCCGAGACACCTCCCACATCTGACTCTGCCAGTCGGCGATCTGAGTGTCGGTGAAGGTCATGTGCTCTTCGTAGAGCAGTTCGGGCTTGTCCGCGTAGTACTGGATCAGGCGTGCCCGGAACTCGGCGAGAGACTCCGGCTGCTTCTTTGTCCGGCGCCTAATGCCTGGCGTCTGCACGATGCGGTAGACGACCGTGCGGATCTTCCTGCCTAACACCATCGAGCTGGCCCAGCAGTAAGCCATCGGCTGCGACCGGGTCTTCAGTCCCAGGATGTAGTCAGAGTTGAGCCTCGAGGTGGTCTTCCACTCACCTGCCTTGTCGTACCAGAAGCTCAGGGGGTCGCTGGACGGCCAGCCGTCGAGCACGCCTGCCATGTCATAGGAGCGCGACGGGCAGTCCTTGGGGCTGATGACGGGGAGCCGAAACGGAACCTCTCGGCGGTCGGGCCAGTCGCTCCACTTGTCGAGGGCGACCTTCACCATCACCTCGACAATGATGGCCTTCTCTTCCAGTTTCTCGTCCAGGAACCCCGTAGGCATGCGGATGGCGGCGCTCTCGCGCTGGTATCGAGCAGCGACTTCGGCGTCTTGCTGGTCGAGGCCCTCGTGGAAGGCAGAGCCTCGGATGAGACTGTCGCTTCGCCCTCGCGGGACTAGGCCGGCAACGTTCCGCAGGTAGTACTTTCGCTCACAGGCCCTCATTCGGCCCATAGCGGAGTTAGTCAGTATGTTCGGGCGCGGTGGGTAATGAAGTGTTTCCAACTGCTTCTCCAGGGTGCTCTGGTGGTTGGGCTCTGATCTCGTAGGTACACACCATGCATACCGGGCCAGAGCCATAAATTGAGTTTTTGCCGACCGGGAGGATACATCCCCACCGCTGACAGTGACTCGGTTGATTGATAGTGCCACGCAGGCGGGACAGTAATTGGCCCGGCTTGATCATTCTTCCTCCAGTTCTTCTTGTTTGCCGATTACAGCTCGCGCCACCACCTCGGCCAAGCGCGGGGGTACGGCGTTGCCGACCTGCCGAAACCGCGAGGTCTTAGTTCCAGAGAAGGGGTGACCAGCGGGAAACCCCTGTAGTGCCGCGCATTCCTCCACGGTGAGTCGTCGGCGCCCCGTTGCGAGCCACAGCGCGTCTGACGCCCTGTCTGCGCCGCCCGACCTCTTGCCGCCCCCCAGGTCTCGGTTCATGTTGTCGCCTCGCGTGCCCTTCACTTCAGTGGTGGTCACCGTGGGTGCGGGCCGATCCAGCCTCCACGGCTCGCTGCTGGCCTTGGTGGATAGGTACGGTTGGGTCGAGCCACCGGGGCTCCCGCGAAGGGCGCAGGACGGCTCGTCAAGGGTGTGCTGCTCAAACTGAATGCCGCCCTCGCGGCCCCGACCGTACTCGATCCACGGCCCGGCGTTGCCGATCTGGCTGGCCGCAATGGTGGTACAGGGCTCGTCAGAGATGTCTCGATAGCTTCGCTTCTCTGCCTCACCTGGGCTTCTCGGGTTGGTGCCGCCGCCGATGACTCGAGGGGCCGGCGAGTACATCGCGTTACCCTTCCCGCCAACTGTGGGCGACGGCTCGTCGGTGGGCGCGGGCCGCTCCTGCCGGGGGCTTGCCTCGGTGTTCCTCATCCCCCCAAGCTCGCCCTTGAG